CTCCTTGCACTATGTGCTCAACTTAACAGCAAGTTTGTAACTCTCGAAGTTAGTCAATCCTCGAGGGTCACTACCGTACTGGTTAGTCGTCCCCGTAGCGCCTGTCGTTTCACGAATGTAGAGCACGTACTTTCGTAAACTACCTTCCGAGGGAAGTCCGTACTTATCGTACTTCAGCCAGAGTTTAACCAGCTCTTCGAACAATGGGTGATACTTGCAGTTCTCCAGGATGCTCAAACTGCGAATGGAAAAGTAATCTTTTCCGGCAATGTCGAATGATTCGAACTGGGCGAAGCTTGGAGGATAAACTAAATGTCTAAGAGCTCTAAAAGTAGGATACACACCTACAACTTCGCTGCGTCTCATATAATCAGGATGAAACAGCATACGTAAATACAGATAGTGATCATCTGCAATTACTGTCTTACTGGGGTTCAGCTCCATGCCACAATCTGCGTAACGTTTGAAGATTATGTCTGGTTCGGATGAAGCACTAGCAAAGTCATCTCCCAGAACTTGACGTAGAGGTTGCCCTAGTACCTTATCGTTGCCGACACTACCGACAAGATTAGTACCTCGGGAGCCAGACGGAATACCGTGAGGACCATTCTTGACGTAGCCTGGCAAGACTAAACCTTTATGACCAAAACGATATCTAATTTCATAGAGTAGAGAGTAATTCATTCCGCCTTGAAACAAGTAAGACATCTCGTCGAATACCTTATCCTGTAAAGATATTCCGAATGTGGTATCAAATGCCGTAATATCACCGGATACACACTTTTGACCCAACCGCACTGTCTCACTGAGAAGATAAGTCATTGCGGTATTCACGGACTCGGGGCCGTTCATAGCTGAAAAGTGATTAAGTTTGCGATAATAGCCGAATAAAGGTTCAAAGAATCTAGTTTCTTGTATAATATCGGACAGAGGCATGCCCTGAACAAGTCTAGTTTTACCTGAATCTTCAGTCCGTACAAATGGCACAAGAGGCCAGTTTTGGGAGTACATGGAATCCAGATCCTGTAGTGTTTCTGCTAAGGCATTACGCTTCTTACCAAGAGTTGGAAGTCCTGCATTGGTAGAGAGCTTAATCAACTTTACGGCATTATCGACAGACATAGGACGCAGAATACCTTTGTCTGAGGACTTAAGAGGAAGATTGGACAAGTGATCACAACTTGTAGTAGCGTTAGTAAATGAACTTAGAACAGTATCCTCAATCTCCGAAAACGGTTTCGCTACGGATCGAGGTCCATACTTATCTCTCTCCCCTTCCTCTATGCCGATCAATACATCATTCATTAAATTAGAGTGTTCGTCGAATATCTTAACCCATTCATCGAACAAAACGTCTGGTCCGACCCGTTCCGCAACAGGCGTGATTAGAACCTCACTGTTTCCTCGCTCTAACCGTGAAAGAATTATGGAAAGCTGATTCCACTCATTGGGGCCTAAAGCGTCACGTAGTTCCGCAAAACTCCAGTCCTTAGAGTTATAGGTTTGCATTTCTTCTTATTAATTAATGAACGGTATTATAACTCTTCTTTGGATCCCATAGAATCCGTATTCTTAGTCGATGACTTTGAATTCGACCGTCTAGAGCGACTAGATCTAACTTCTTTACCTTGAACGATACCGCTATTGGCTTTAGGAATGTTTGCAATATCCTCAATCATAGCGAGATCTAAGAATTGTAGAGAAGCTTCTAGAATAGACTTAGGGCTCAGTAAAATACATCTTTCCGTGCCAAACTTTTGATAAGCATGCCATGTGTTAGACGTAAGAGTAGTCGTATAAGTGTTACCAGCTAAACATTGATAACGGTTTGTCAGTTCGACTGGCTTGAACCCTTTTCCAAGTGTTATATCATCAGTGAAGACATAGCAACTTGTAAGGAATTCTAAATCTGGGCCGTACGGACTAACATTATCCATGATAGATCCGACAGACACATTAGTTCCCATAAGAGTTTCTGGTGCGAAAAGCCCAGGTCCTTTGTCACCATTTTGGTAAGTAGGACGAAGCATTGCGGCAAGCCATCCGTCTGGTGCATCCGTATGCAGATTGTAAGTTACCTCCGAATCTCCATTCGGTACAAGAGGGAAACTGATAACTGAGTGCTCTCCTGTAGGAAATGCGTGTGTAGCTTTGTAGCTAGCATTTGCAAAGAAAGTCGTCCAGTTAGGATCTACCTCTGGTATTGAAGTGTACTCATAAGGTTCAAAGTCAAGCCAATTTCCAATAGCCTTCGATAGTACATTGGAAATTTCTCTTGATGAATCTAAACCTTCTATGGCGCGTTGTACCATGCCTAAGCTATTAGACGTGCCAAACTGTGTGAAGTTAGAAGGCGTCTGTGGGCTCGGTGGATAGAAGAACCACGGACAAATCTTCATTAAAGGTGACGTAGGCAGATGATTCTGTCTATAATTACCATACATCCAGTAAGTCCACTTGTGAATGAAGGGAGGGATCGCTCTAGACATAATCGATTTACGAAGCATGAACAGCTGATTGTAGTCACTCGGTGTAAGTGCGTCTACTAAAGCATCCATGCCCGCGTTACGATTACGTTCGTCATTGGTAAATACAATGATACTCATATAGAAGTAATAAAC